CGTATATTAGGCTATGACTGGGGCAATGATAACAATGTCCGTTGGGCGCAAAGTCGCTTAGCGAATGGCGAGAGTATGAAAGGTGTTTTAGATAGTCTTGCATATGGAGACGAGACATATAAAATTATTCGTGAGAATACCAATCGTATATTTGGATATGACTGGGGTAGTAATCCTGACAATGTTCATTGGGTGCAAGGTCGTTTAGCAGGCGGTGAAAGTATGCAGGATATTATGAATAGCTTTGCTCATAAATAATTGGTTTATAATGTTATTATTTGGATAGGCACTAAAGTATCAATAATTGATGTGTTTCAGTCACAATATGCAGATTAGGTAAGAGGCTAATAAGATGTCAGCTCAAGGATATATACAATGTTGTGAAGGTATCATTAAGCCAAATTTTTAATAATAGATGTTAATTGAACTAAGTATATTATTTTTGGGTCCTTCCTAGTGTTTTTTGCAATGCAGGTAATTCGCACCCCGATATATTCCTAGCTAAATGGTTTTTTAGAGGTTCCAGTTCCACCCTATTATAATCTTACAGCCCTAGAGTTTCCAATATGTAACAGGGTGGAACCCCATCGCAAAGGTTCCATCTAGGTTCCACTATAGTTTGAAAGTTTCACATAAAGGTTCCAGTATCTAAACGATGACCGCTTCCGAATATATTTCAATTAGTGAAGCCTCACGACGAGCCAATATCAGTCGAACGGCTTTGCGTAAACATATTAAGGTCGGTCGTATAGTCTCTGACAATAATGGGAAAATTGAAGTTGCTTCTTTTAATTCTTGGCTGGCCAGTAAATCACATGCGCCTCAAAGTACTGGATTATTGCTAACAGATACAATCCCTTTTGATCCATCCTTGCCTGTGTTTCCAACACTTCAAGATGCAGAGCTTTAAAAAACCAGTTACGAGGCACGTCTTAAACAACTGGATTATGATTTAAAATCAGGCAAGGTTGTTCTGATCGAAGATGTGGTTGCTGCCTTATCCTTACAGCTCAGTGCGATCAGAACACGCCTTTTGGCTATTCCTGCCGAGATGGCTCCGCAAATATTTAATTGTAAAACAGTCACAGAAACTCAAGACAAAATGCATCAATTGATGGTTAGAATATTAGAAGAACTCTCCGAGGATGAACGATGGAAACAACAATTACAAGAAAGGGAACATTGTCTTTCTGAAAGCTCTGAACAAAGCACAAAAACTTAACCTCTCACCACCACCTGTTTTAAGTCTCAGCCAATGGGCGGCACAATATGCGTATCTTTCCAAAGAAACCAGTGCGCAAACAGGACGGTTCGAAGCTTATGCTTATCAAGTGGGAATGATGGATGCGATTACAGATCCTAGAGTAGAAAAAGTCTCGGTGATGAAATCTGCGCGTGTAGGTTATACGAAGATTATAGATCATGTCGTTGGGTATTACCTTCATCAAGACCCCAGTCCAATTTTGGTTGTTCAGCCTCGCGTAGAAGATGCCGAGGATTATTCAAAATCTGAAATTGCGCCAATGTTGCGAGATACAGCGGTCTTGTCTGAAATTGCGCCAGATCCCAAAACCCGAACAGGTGAAAACACGTTACTTAAAAAGACCATGAAGAATGGGGCATCTATTGCGTTAGTAGGGGCGAATTCGCCTGGTGGGTTTCGTCGTATTACAGTGCGCATTGTTTTGTTCGACGAGGTCGATGGATATCCAGTTGGTGGTGCAGGTTCAGAAGGGGATCAAATTGCTCTTGGTACCAAACGCTCAGAAACTTTCTGGAACCGTAAGATTGTGGCTGGATCAACACCAACGATCAAAGGCTTATCCCGTATTGAAAAACTCTATCAAGAAGGCGATCAGCGTAAGTTTTATGTGCCATGTCCTCAATGTGGAGAGTTCCAGATATTAGAATGGGGCGGTAAAGATGTAGCACATGGGGTTAAGTGGGATAAAGATGAGCAAGGCAATGCTTTACCAGAAACAGCACATTATGTGTGCAAGCATAATGGTTGCATTATTGAAGAACAAGATAAACCTGATTTAATCAAAGGTGGTGAATGGCGAGCTTCTGCTCCATTTAAAGGTCATGCTTCCTTTCATATTAACTCGCTTTATTCTTTGATGCCAAATGCCAGATGGTCATTGTTGGTTGCAGAGTTTTTGCGGGTTAAATCTGACCCAATTGAATTACAGACTTTCGTCAATACAACCCTTGGAGAAACTTTTGAAGATCGAGGCGAAGGGGCATTATCTGAATTAACGCTTGCAAGACGTGCCGAGGTCTGGGCGGGTGAAGTGCCTGATGGCGTGGTGTTATTAACAGCAGCTGGGGATACACAAGACGATCGTGTAGAGTTGGAAATCGTGGGATGGGGACGCAATGAAGAACGCTGGTCGATTGCACATGTAGTGATTGATGGAGACCCAGACAGTCCTGCGTTGTGGCAAGAGGTCGATACGATCTTAAAGCGTCAATGGTACCGTGCTGATGGTCATGCTTTTTCGATTGCTGCGGTCTGTATTGATTCAGGGGGACATCATACACAGCGTGTTTACGAGTTTTGCAAAGCAAGACTTGGACGCAGGATTTGGGCAATTAAAGGCGGTTCTGAACAAGGTGGGCAACGCTCTCCAGTCTGGCCATCTAAACGTCCAACGCGTAAATCCAAAGGGTTCAGACCTTATATTATTGGGGTCAATGCAGCCAAAGATATTATTCGCAGCAGGCTAAAGATAGAACAACCTCCACCTGATACAGCCTGTCCAGGCTATATGCATTACCCTCAAGATCGAGATATTAATTTTTTTGCGCAACTGGTTTCTGAACGCTCAGTCAGAAAACGCATTGGTGGTAAAGACGTGCGCGTCTGGGAACAAACCCCCAGGGCGCGCGAACGAGGCTTTGGATTTGGCGGTTTACTCCTACGCAGCATTGTGTGGGTTAATGCAACAAGGATTAAAACTGAACGTCATGGCAGATCGTATGGAACAAAATCAAGAACCCATGAAAATGGTTGAACAAACTGTTGAAGTCTCAGGATTACCCAAAGAACAATATGTTCAACCAGAAAAGAAAGATCCTGTGAAGGCTAGGAAAGAGTTTGTTAAGGGGTTTTTATAAGAGAGGTTAGTGAGGTAATAGTTTAGCTATATTGGTAAATAATAGTATCAAAGATATGTATATTTGTATTAAACAGGCAAATCCAGCTATACAAGATAATATTAAAAATGTGCGGTCAATTATTGTTTTTAATAATGTTACTTGTTTTGTTTTTTCTAATGCTTGTTGTGTCAGTGTTTTTATCTTTGATATCCATTTTTTAATAAGTTTAAAGATTTTAGTAAGATTTTCTAATTTAGTAAGAAAATAAACAAATTTTAAGAAATAAACCATGTAAGGGATAGGAAGTATAAAAATTGCTACCAAAGCGAGTGTATCCAGTTTATGCCATATTAAATCTTTATTGGCTTCATGTATTCTTAATGCACCATAATATAATGCAGTTATCATTATTAAATAACTTATTTCTTGAAAAAATATTTTTCTAATTTTTATTAAGTTCATAATAGAATTCCTTATTTTACTTGTTAAATTCATTTCAGTTTTATCATGAAAACTACTCTCCATCTCAACACAAAACAAGCATCGTTGGAACTCCAACGTATTGCGTCCAAAGACATACCTTATGCTTTGGCGCAAGGGCTGAATGAGGCGGCGAAGGCTGCTCGAGATCATGTTAAGCAAGAGTTGCCGAATATCTTTCAAAACACTAATGCGTTTACTCGGAATGCTGTTTCTTTTACGCCAGCAACGAAAAGCTATCAAACAGCAACGATCTTTATCAAAGACCAACAAGCCAAATATCTTCAATTTGAAGAATATGGTGGCACACGAACGCCTGCGGATAATAGTGTAAACCCCAGTGCAAAAGCTTTAGTGGTTGCTGCACCGAATGCCAAAAAGAACGCATCGGGTGCATTGCCCAAAGGATATGTCAAAAGTCTTGCACAAAAAGCCATGCAGGATTTACAGCGTGCTAAATCAGCAGGACGCAAAGGCAAAGCCCAATCTATCCTGAAAATCCAAGGAAAGAATGGCAAGTCTGGTGGGTTCTTTTTATATAACCGTCAACAACGAAGTTTAACACGGTTGGTAAGTTTTGTTAATAAAACCAGCTATAAACCTAAAATGGGCTTTCATCAAAAAGTGGAACAATTTTTAAATAAAAATACCAATCATTATTTAAGCCAAGCGATCGATCGGATACTTACCAAAGGAAAATAGTTCATGTTGACTTATTATATGCCTCCTAAAACAATGTGGTCTAATCTTTCCAAAGAAACATTGCGTATTTATCTTGATCAAGCACAACAAGCTTATAATGATTTATTAATTGGTAATAAACCAATCTCTGTTTCTTATTCCCAAGAAACTGGGGCAAAGTCAGTGACATATACCCAAGCAAATCTTCAGCAATTACAGGGATATATCTTGGAGTTGCAACGGACTTTGGGAATTAATCGTAGGCGTGCCATGAGGATCAGATTTAGATGAGCAAGATACCGCAATTACTGGATCAATACGGGCAACCACTCAGCAAATCACCCATTGTTAATAAACCAACGGCGTTAAATGGGGGATGGGGGCATATCCCTTATGATGCCGCCGACAACACGGGAATTCATACGGGGAATTGGAACCCTTTATTAACCTCGCCTGATGTTGAATTAAATCCTTGGCGTGACCGTATCGTCAGCCGTGTGCGGGATTTGGTGCGTAATGATGGGTGGGCATCGGCTGCGGTCACACGCACGTTGGATAATGCGATTGGGGCTGTGTTTCGTCCGATCAGCAAGCCTGACTATCGTGCATTATCCGTGCAAACAGGCTTTGCTTTTGATGCCTCGTGAGCAGCAGAGTGGAGCTCTATTGTTGATAGTCATTGGCGATCATGGGCAAATGATGATGGGCGATATAGTGATACAGAACGTAGGTTAAGTTTTTCTCAAATAATGTGGGTTGGGTTTCGTAATCTGTTAATTGATGGTGATGTGATTGCGATTTTAAATTACATGCCTGAACGCCTTAAAAAACAGGCTTTATATGCAACCGCTGTGCAATTAATTGATCCAGATCGTTTATGCAACCCCAATCAGAATATTGATTCTATGTATTGTCGGGGTGGGGTGCAAATTGATCAATATGGCGCACCGATTGGATATTATTTCAGAGAGGCCCATATCTCGGATTATTATGCACTGAATAAAACGATGACGTGGAACTATATTGAAAAAGAAACTGATTGGGGCAGGCCAAAGGTTGTTCATTATTTTGAAACACAACGTGCAGACGAACATCGAGGTGGGGCTGGGATTTTAACCCCGATTATTCAACGCCTGAAAATGATTACTAAATATGATCAAACAGAAATGGACGCAGCGGTTTTAAATGCGTTCCTTGTTTCCTCTTTGCTTATTTGGGGAACATTGAATATTTCAGTTTATGGGCAATGGCATTTTAGTCTGATTACATAGGGTGTTTTTCGGCAATCAATCTCTACGTGCTTTCCAGAATATTGAGGGGGATAGAGAAAAATTAAGAATCTCTTTGAAATCCTGCGTTGGTGGTGGGAAGGTAATGTGGAATGGATCAGGCTGCATGACACGTGGGTAATACCAGCCATGGCTATATGTATTCCAGCTTCTCGTCATTCGCGCTTTGATAGTATTAATAAAACTATTAATAAGAAAGTAATTTCAATAAATTTGTTGTTACATTAAAGTACTGATATAATATAAATGTTGTTAAATATTTAAAACAACAAATTTAATATAATTTATAATTATAAAAAATAGTTTTTATTCAATAAAAAAGAGATTAATATT